TTATAGAGGAAATCCCAATTTTCCAGGAGACGATTAAAACTTAACTTTTCTTTTTGCTGCTTTTTTTGCTTTATCTCTCATAGAACTAGATACTTTACTAGGATCAGTATTCCAATCAATACCAACAGTTCCGTAGAGATTAACTGAAGAGCTAATTTGTCTATTAGATATTGCTTTACATTTTTCACATTTAATCTCAGGGTCTTCATGAATTGAGTGTGTTACTTCGAATAAATGTTCACATTTAGAACATTTATAATCGTATCTAGCCATTATTCATCAAAGGCTTTGCAAATCTTTAAGTAAAGATTTACCATATCATCTGCATCTTGTACAAGATTGATACCTTTGATACGCATGTAATTGAATTGTTTTAGAACCATTTCTTTAAATTGCTCGTCATCAATTAGTTCGTTTACTGCGTCTTCTCGTTTTGTCCCATCAGGGAATCTTAAGTCTTCCATTAGTCTAGTATACCTGCAGAAGTGAAGAATTGCCTCTTATATTTAGAAAGTGCCCTTTTCTCTTCTACTGTTAACAAATCTTGGCTAAACAATTCCATCGGAGATTCATATACAACTGAATAGTCTCCTATTTTTTCTTGTTTTACCATTTGGAATTTTGCATCAGAAGTATTATCTGATAAATGAGTTCCAACAGTTCCTGTGCTTTGTTGAGTTCCTAAACTTGCACTTGCTGCAAATAATCTAGCTGCAACTCTTGCACTGATGTACTTAATATCTTTTGGTACATCCTCTGCTGAACTTTCGCTATCTGAATAACCTGCAGAATAAACTACAGTAATATTTTGTAACTTTGCATCTGACCATGTCTCTAATGCTGTTCTTCTCAATCTACCCAGGTTGGAATAAAGAACATAATCGTTTGAGTTTCCCTCAGAGAGGGCATTACCATCTTCGGTAACAGATGTTACTGATACTACAGGTGATCTAGATAAAAATAAATCTTCGGTATTGTCTCCATCGAATTTTTCGGTTATTGAAGCTGTATAATCTAATTCGTAACCTACGAAGTTGTCTATGGCTTGGTCTGCTGTTGGTATAAATAAATTTGTAACAGTTGATTCATCAGTAGTATTTAAATCAACGCCAAGCACTTTTTCGACATCGGAAACAGAAGAAAGTGCCATGTTAGGACCTACTTATCTTCTTTTGGCTTAACTGCTTTTGTTTCTACTTTTTTCTTTGGAGCTGCTTTTTTTGCAGGAGCTTTTTTAGGAGCTGCTTTCTTCTTAGCAGGAGCTTTCTTGCCCCAACCTTGTTCTTTAAGCCACTCAGTAGGATATTCTTTTCCTGCTTTAGCGATTAAAGATGCACCTGATTTAGGTAGTTCTGATACAGGACCTTCCCAAATAGTACCATCGCTTAGTTTCCAAATACTTTTTTCTGGTTTTGTAAAATCTGACATTATTTTCCTTTTTTAATAATTGTAGTTTGAAAGGGGTAGGGTTGCTACCCCTTTCGTAAACTATCTAACAAATACTCCTAATTTAGAAGTTTGTTATTTTGTGGAAAGCTGCTTGCCTGTAAACAGGGAAACCGACTCTCATTGTTGCTCTAATAGCGAGCTGATTCTTAATAAAGAAATCAGAGTGGCTATCAGAAACAGCGATGTCCATTCCTTGTCTCATGACAACATGAGCTGCTTCTCCACCACCAAACTTACCGACAAGAACAGTGTTCTCAGCGATAGCTGTGGTTGGGACAACTTTTAATCCCCAAATGGATGCTACAGGAGCATTGCCCATGGCACCTGCTGCCATGAATAGTGGGACATTAGCTGCATATCCTGCAGATGAGTCTCCAGCAAATCCTGTTAAGGATGTTACTACTGTATTCCAATCGTTTGGATGCATAACTATTGCATCTGGTTCTGTAAATGCATTAACACGAATGTTTGTAATTGCACTATAAATCGCACCAACTCTACCTAAGTTACCATTGAACTCAGTTGAGTAGTTTGTAGAACCAACATTTGATTTACCTGCGTCCAAGATACCTTCTAGGTTTGGAGCAGAACCGTCTCCTGAAAGGAGTTGGCTGTCCAAACGAAGTTTAATCATTGTTTGTAATCTTGAGTTTAAGTAACCTTGAATTCCAGCTTCATCAGCTAATAATTCATCAGTAACAGGCAAGAATACACCAAGTTTTCTGATGGATTCTGTGTTTTCTGTGAATGCTAATGCACCTTCGCCAACGGCTGAACCTTCAGCAGCTTCTGCTGCGTTGTTTGTGAAGGTTGTTTCTTCCAAATAACTGAAAGAGTTTTGATCAGTTGTAATTTGGTCGAATAAGCCGATGACAGAATCAGGGTCTCTTAAAGCAGTCTCAAGAATACCTGGTTGTCTTAGGACCTCAGGTGGATAACCTGTGGTTGTTAATGTGGTTTTTGTTTCAAGATTGTTAGGAGCAAATTTTACTCTGCTGTCTACACCCTTGATACCACTGTCCTTATAATTTTTCCAAGCATCTGACTTAACAAATTGCTCTCCAATTGTAAGGGTTTCATTCTCTGTTGGGAAATTGCTTGCTACAGGTTGTGAATCAGCATCAATAGCTTTTTCATTTTTCGCTTGAGCAGATTTAAGATTTACTTCTTCGACTAAAGAAGCGAGTTCTTCGTTTCTTTTTCCGATTTCATTCTTTTGCTCTGTAGAATATTTTCCATCCTCTGAGGATTCAAATAATTCTTTTAGCTCAACTCTTTTAGCAGCTAATTTCTCACGGAGGTCTTTGATATCTGACATTGATATTCTCCTATTGCTAAATTTCGTCTTCTTCTTCTGTTTCAGCAATTAATGAGTCTGCGATTGTTCTTTGAGTTTCCATGAGTAGAGACTCTAAATCTTCATCAATTTCATCAGTTGCCACTTCTTCAGTTACAGCTTCGACAGGAACTTCAACTTCTTCAATTACTTCAACTTCTGCTTCTGCAATCTCAGCTTCTTCAGTTTCTTCAACTTCTTCAACTGCGACTTCTTCAACTTCAGTTTCAACAACTTCTTCTGTCTCTGTATCCACATCGTCTACTTCAACTTCTTCTTCTACTGCAGTAGCAGTAGCTTCAGGAAGTGTTCCGACTTCTTCGATGATTTCATCAATCTCGGTCCATGCGTCATTCAAATCTTCACGGACTGCATTAAGTGCTTCGGTTGCCTTTTCTGACAATTTCCTACCATCCTTTACTCGTAATAAGCCAATTGCTTTGGCTCGTACTATGAGGCTATCCAATGCAGCAAGCACATCTTTTACCTCTTCAGAGAAAGTCAACCCTGTCAAGCTAGGTGCCTTTCCTGAATCCTTTTCCTCAGATACATCATCTTCAGGAGTATCTGATTCTTCGACAATTTCCTCGCCCATTTCATCTTCAGGCTCTGGATCATTTGTCTCAACATCTTTAATTTCTGTTTCTTCGTCAATAGATTTTCCTACTGCTTCTTCATACTCTTCATGTGTTTTACATGGCATAAATACTTCTTTGCCATCTACTTCATGAGTGTGAACGCCAACAGGACAACTTAATTCTTTTGACCTGTTCATAGCTTCAGCAGGATTATCAAAAGTATCTTTTGCATATGCTGCTTTTTCTTCTTCTACTGATTCAGTATCTACAACTTTTTGTTCCAATTCGTCTTTTTCTGAGGCTTCTTTAATAGCCATGGTATAGGTTTCTTGATTAGCACCAACTAGAACAGGGGAGACTTCGTAAACTGTTAAATCTTTGAGGTATCTTGCAGTTTCTTCTTCAGCATCAGCAGATTTTTGCCATTTGCCTACTTCTGAATCTTCAACTCTAAAACCAAAAGACCATTGTTGTAAATCGCCCATTGATTTGACTAAGTTATAAGCTTCTTTTCCTGCTTCAGTATCCATGAAAAAATTACCTTCAAAGGTAGCTTTGTCATTGTCTTGTTTAATTTTTCCTTTTCCAATAGGCATGTCCCATTTGTGAGACCAAACCATAGGAACATCGCCTGATTTAAAACCTGACCTTACTGCTCCTGGAATGACAACATCGCCATCGCTATCTTTATTGTTGAATACTGAGAAAACTGCTTCTACAGCTCCCTTTTTAGATTTTGATTTTTTAAGTTCTATTTCAAACTCTTTTTTTTCTTTTTGTTCGTCCATAACTCCTATACCTCTTCCTTTTTATAATAACGCAAAAAATGGTCGATTGTCATATATTGCTAATTAGTGTGTCCTAATATCTCTTGTGCCTTTTTGTTACGAGCATTAACTTTCTTTTTTTGCTCATTGACAAGTTTTTTCATTTCTGAAACACCACCTGTTGTAACTCCACCCCACTTCATAACTGCAATAGCACCATTCAATCTATTATTATTTTTATGACGATTCATAAAGCGTTCTCTTCGTTTTACCCAAGAAAGCACAGAAGCTGATCTATCGCCTGCTTTATACTTTGTCCATCTGTTAAAAGCATCATTGCCTGTAAATGCAGTTGGTGGGTTACCACCTGTTCCTGCTCTTCTCCAAATGGTTGGGTAATTTTCTTTTAAATCTTTTACATAGTTGTAGTCAGGGAATTGTCTGTACTGAGAGTTGCTCAAACTAATTTTTTGATTGTCTCCTGATTTTGGAAAGTTTGTAATTTTATCTTTCTTTTCTGATTTACGCCAATCTTTAATTTTTTGTAATTTAGAAATTGGCTGTGTAACATTTCTATCTGTTTTTTTATGAGAACCGTCATCCATGATTGCCCAAACATTCATTGTTGCATTTTCTTTAGAAACAGAAACAACAACACCGTGAACTGTTGATGGTGGGTCTGGGTCTTTATTTATTGACCAACTAACTGTATCTCCAACACTTACAGAACTAGCTTTACTGTTCTCAGGCTCTATCTCAAAAGACTGTTCATATAAAGTTTCTGCCTCTTCTGTAGATACTTTTAGTTCTTCAATACCTCCTGATTTCTTAGAAGATAATGGATGTCCAGCAGGGAGCAGGTCTTGGTCAAAAGGCTTGCGTGGGAATCTTCCCTTTAATCCCTTAATAAAGGCATTAACCCGGGCTAATCCCCATTGGGTAGCACCTGTTACATTACCTCTTACCGAAGATGGATTTGTTCGATAAGCACCTACTCCTCTCCTGAACACTGCAGCTAACATTCTATAGTTAGCTCTGTACTTAGGATTCTTTGCGTTATGGTCTTTTACTTTCTTTTGAAGACTCTTTTTGACTTTTGCAGAAATAGCAGTTGATTTTAGTCTTGTTGGTTTTTCAACAATTTTAGGACTTCTTTCGCTTTCAACACTTGCACCTTCAGTAGTCAATACATCTTTTAGTTCAAAAGATTTTTCAGGGAGTATAGGGTTTGCGTAATCTTCTTCTTTTGTAGGTTGTAAGTTTAATGGTCTTAGATAAACTGAATGGTCATCACTAGCATCTAAGCCAACTGCTTTTCTAGCTTCTCCAACTGTTATCCAACCACCTTGAACACCTGTGTTCATTCTCTTGAATACTTCAGACTTATCTGCATCTAGTGCTCTAACTTCTCCTAGATCATACTTACAAACAAGTTTTGTATCTGAAGTAAAGTCTGCTTGTAATAGCTGAGATGTTATTTCATTAGCAACTGTTTGCCATAAAGGAATTAATTTTTGCTCAGTAAAAAATTCTCTAAGCTCTCTCGTGTTATTGTAAGTAGCAGCTTCAAGACCTGCACCTAATCCTGCAAGAATAGCAGGAACACCAAGAACAGCAGAAACTCTTTCTTCAGGAAGTCTTCTTAGTTTATTTAAATTTAATTGTTCAGGAGACCATGAAACTACTTTGACATCCATAGAGCCTGTAAGAATCATAGGAGCTCCTCTGTTTGCTCCACCGAATTTTTGTTTGTAAATCTGTGCGATAGCTTCTGCTTCATCTTTTGAAGGACCACCCATAGAGTCATCTTTTGGAGAAAGTATCACTCCTGGTACAGCCATGTTATGCAAAAGGGCTGCTGCATATTGCCCTGCTGCTTCGTCTCCTAAAATTTCTCTTAACACAGATTTAAGGGGAGCAAAACCTTTTCTGTGGTCATTTGGGTCTATTCCTTGTCGGATATGTACTACCTCACTAGCAGGTATAACTTGAAATTCGTTTATTGATGTACTTCGTTCTTTTACATAATATTCATAATGAGTTATGAGTTGTTCTTCATTACCTCTAGGTTTTACATAACTTGGAAGCAATGGAACTAATTCAACAACCCTGCCACTTCTTGCACGATTCTTGAATAAGTATGCATCTCCTGTTGCATTCAAGGCTGTAATAATATAGTTCGCTAGTAAAGAACCTGATGTATATTGATTTGGTCTTGTAAGTAATTGATTTACAGGATGATCTTCTTGTTCAACCATTTCCCCGTTTTCTCTTTTGTAAACTTTTAATGATGGTTCAGCGAATGATGTGGATAAAACATTTAGACATGCAACAACTGCTGAGTTACCTGTGCCGTCTCCAACTTCTTGTAATTTTTTATCTGGAAAATATCCTGAACTTGTATTGTATCCATACACTAATGGATCAACACCTAGTGATTGATTATAGTTCAAGCCTTTAACCCTTTCGGGTGGTGCTTGCAAATATTCTACAAACCTTCTAAAACGAGACTTATCCTCTGCCATTTAGTACGCTACCCACTCTCTCTTATTATTTAAGTTTAACACTCCATATGCTAGCGTGTCGACAATATCGTCATGGCTACCTACAGGAAAAGTAATTAGCTCTCTTTCTGCTTCTCCAACCCAAGTTGCCAATTCATCATCAGGAAAGTATATTTGTCCACTTTCAAACTTTGCAGACAATGGCATAGCTCTTGACCTTTTATCTTTATCTGCTTTTAATTCTTTTACGACAATTCCTTCTCTTTGAGCAAACTGTACAATAGCAAGCTGATAACCTGCTCTTTCAATTCCTACCCAAGACAATTCGTTGTCATAAAATATTTTTTTAAGAGTTGGTATAATATCAGGAGCTTGCAATCTGTCTCTAAACATATCAGTAACAAAAAGATTGTTAGTTGCAGAATCATGAGCAAAAGAAGTTATGACTGTATAGTCAGCAGAATCTTTTGTTGACACAGCCAAGTCAACTGTAGCAAACTTGTGCATGTCATCCATAAGAAACTCATCGTTTCCAATCTTACAACTTCTGACACCAGGCTTATAGTATTTAAACCAATCAGCTTTGAAAATTTGAGTTGTCTCATTTACAAACTCTGCTTCATACTCTTGAGCAAAAGTTATTGAGCCTAGTTCAGCTTTTGCAGATTCTATTTCTTCAGGATCAATTCTTGGATTAGCAATTGTTGGAAATTTAAATCTTTCCCAATCTTCTTTGTTTTCTGAATCAACCCACAATCTGTAAAACCAATTGTTCATACCACGAGGTGTAGAAATAAATAATGCAGAACCTTTTCTTTCAGTAAGAGTCGGTCTTAAAACTTCTGTCCATGTTTCTTCTTTAACAAAGGCAGCCTCATCCATAACTAGGAAATCAAGACCTTCTCCTCTAAGTCTTTGTGGATTGTCAGCAGATTTAACAGCAATAAAACCACCATCAGGAAAGTTAACAACCATATCGCCAACTTTGATATCTACTTTGATTCCTGTAAGTTTTGAAGATGCGTTTAATATATCACGCCAACCTACACGAGCGATAGAAAAGGTTGGAGCAACCCACCATGCTCTTTTACCATTTAGGGCATGCTCCATAGCCATTTGTACACCAAGTCTAGATTTACCAAATCTTCGACCGGCACACAGTATTTTCCAACGAGCTTCTGAGTCGTGGACTTCTTGTTGAGATGGGTATAAGGAATCTTTAAAAGAAATCTTTTTTTCGGGCTTCTCTTCTTTATCAGCTAAAACTTTATCAGCAGCTAAATTTAAGAACTTCCCATCACTAAAGGTATTTATTCCTGCCATAACTTATAGTATATACGGTTAACCCCGAAGAGCTAACCGTTGATGGGAGGGCTTGTCAGCAAGGAAGCCGACTTAATTATTGTATACATACTAAAGTCGGCTTTGGATGACACTGCGTATTACTTTGTGTCGTTTACCTCATAATCTGTCATAAAGTCAGGAATTACATCTCCAACAACTTCCATAAGATTTCCATCAGGGTAATCCTTAAACTGAGCCCAAATCTTTTTTCTCATATCAAGATTAAGATTTTTTACAACATACATTCCTTTGAGCATGTCAGCTTTTGTAACTGATGCAGGTTTAAGTTCTAAATCTGCTTCTGTAGGAATTCTTTTAACTTCGTTATCGCATCCCTCAGTATCACACCTGCCAACGAAAATAGGATTACCGTTTTTATCGCTAATCCAATATCTCCACATAAATTCAGATGGCTGTTCACAGCTTTGGCAAAAGTCGGCACCTGCCATACTTTGTTCTTTTCTGATATTTCTGACAGGGTCAACTGCCATGTCATTCAAACGACTGACAATGTGTGAGCCCTGGAAAGATGTTCTACCTTCTTTGTATAAAGATTCGACAGCTACAAAAACATCTTCGTATGCATATTCTTGTAAATCTCTAAACCATACTTCAATGTTGATGTCTTCCCATTTCTGAGTTTCAGGCATTCTCATTTGAATCCACTGAACTATCTCAATCCACTGAGCTTTTGTCATCGCAACAAGATTTTCTCTATCACGAGATAGAACTTGTTTAGGTTTGTATGTCGCTAGTTCTTCTAATGAAAGCCCTGTATTAATTTTCTCTAAATCACTCATTAGTAAGTTAACCAAAGAATGAAAAAGATTTCTCCATTAATTTCTTCCTTTTTAGAAATTAAGTGAAAATTAGAATCAGGATAATTGGCTTTGAAATACCTTGTATAAGCCATTCTTAATCTTTTTGTTTCCAAGATTCTTTTTTCATTAAATTCAGGTCCTGATCTGAATCTAGCTAACTCTTGTGCCATTGATGTGTTAATAAGTTCGCTAATTGCATTCTCATTAATATCCTTAGGAACCAATGACTTCTTCCTAAGTCTTTCTGATTCAGGAACTTCAACAATAGAGCTGTTAGTTCCTTTGTATTCATATGTTTCCATATTCTCCTTTGTCTTTCTGTGTCAATTTTAACTATTGTGTCATTATATGCAAGTCAAAAAAAATAAAAATAATTAACGCATATAACTCACATGTTGGTAATATTATAGAAATATTTACACCAAGCGTAAATATTTGATATACATAAGGAGAAGATTATGACGGGAATACCCGAAAGTAAAAACGCTAAATTTAGGCGTTTAGCAAACACTAGAGTTCCTAATGCTGTAAAGCAGATAGAACTCATTAAGAATCTAGCTAATACAACTCACTATGAGTATTCGAAAGAAGAAGTAAATGCAATTCTTAAAACACTCAGTAAAAGCATGAATGAATTGAAAAAAAGCTTTGCTGACCAAGATAGCTCTAGTTTTAGAATCTAATGGATACTAAACAAGCAAGAGCTTTATTTACTGATCTATTTCAATCTGAATCAGAAGAAGCAGTTATTGAAGTATTAAAAAAAGCAGGGCTGTGGGAGTTTGACGAAAAGGATTGGAAAATTCTTGGAGCAAAAGAAAATAATCAAGCAATTGTAGGTAATCAAACTATTCAACCTCACAATGCTTTAGTAGAAAAATTAACTAATAGCGTTGATGCCATGATTATGCTAAAAGCAGCAGAAGCAGGAGAAGATAAGAAAAACTCTCCAAAATCAGTAAAAGAAGCTGTTGAGAGGTATTTTAATATTCCTGAAGGCAAATTAGAGAATTTACAAATCCGTTCAAAGGATGTAAAAAATCTAACTAGAAACATACAAATGTTTGCAACAGGAGTTAAAAACAGAAAACCTTCAATAACATTTGCAGATAAAGGAATTGGTCAATCTGTAGATACCATTGAACAAACATTCTTATCAATTAACGAAACTAATAAAACTAACATACCTTACCTACAAGGTTCCTTTAACCAGGGTGGATTAGCCACATTAGTTTTTTCAGGTAAAAATCGTATGAACTTGATTGCTACTAGAATGGCACCTTCTGTTAATAAAAAACACAATACTGAATGGTGTTTTACAATCATTAGGTATATTGATCCTGAAATATTAGGAACTGAAGTTCCAATATATTATTATCTCGCACCAAAAGGAAAAGTTCTTACAATTGGAGATGAACCAATTGATGCTCTTCCAGGTCAAGATAGACATCCTTACTTAGTGGAATTAGATTATGGCTCAATTGTTAAATGCTATAGCTATGACACAAAAGGTTGGAAAGGTTCACAAAACATTGTTGGAGAACCGAGGTATTACCTTGAAGAAATTTATGCAGAACCTGCACTTCCAATAAGAATGGTTGATTGCCGTCATGAGGATACAACTTTTGGAGAAGGTAACTTTTATGGTTATTGGGCTCAAGCAAAAGATAACTTTCATAATGGTAAAAAAATGATGACTCTTGAAGGAGATTATGGAACAATAAAAATATCTTATGGTGTTTTTGATATTGCTAAATCAAAAGACAAGCAAGGAAGGTCTACTAGTAGAGGAATACATGTAGTTTATAACGGTCAAACTCATGGAATCTTACCTGTAGAGACAATTTCTAAAAAAGATATGCTTAACTTTCCTTTCTTAAAAGATAGATTGCGTGTTGATATTAATTTAACTGAAATATCATCTAGTTATAGAACAAAAATATTTTCTACATCAAGAGATAGACTTATCCAGAGCGAAGAATATCATCAAATCCGTAAAGATGTTGTTGATTTACTTAAAAACAACAAAGATTTAAAGGAATTGAATGCATATTATCAATCTTTGATTGCTGAAAAAGCAAAAGATACAAATAATTCGTATTTTGAGCGTTTTTTACAGTCAAATGAGCATATTTCAAGGCTTTTAACAGGTAAAGCTGCTAAAAAAGCTAAAGTTATGCCCAAGAAAGAGCTTACAGAGTACGAAGGAAAGAATTTTCCTACCTTTTTCGAGTGGTCTAAGTCAAAAACTGACCAAGTTAAGGTTGCTCCAATAAATCATGAGCATATTCGTACCTTTGCAACAACAGATGCAGAGAATCTTTACTTTGATAGAGCAGTCGATAAAGGAACAGTTCAAGTATTTCCAAAAGAAATGCTTAAATCTTATGATCTAGTCAATGGTAAGTTAAATTTTTCTTTTAACATGCCTGATAATGTCAAGGTCGGTCAGCAAATTCCTGTAAGAATAGTTATTTCTGATAAAGTACAAGAGTTTGAACTAACTCATGTAATAAAAGTTGGAAAAGCAGCTAAACAATCTAAAGGACCTAGCGTCAAAAATGATGGTAGGAAGCAAGGAAGTACAGGAAAACTTAAAAGTAACAAAGGTGGCTTGCCATCTGTAAAAAGAGCTACTGCTGAAGAGTTACAAGAATTGTTTCCAAAGTCATTCGATAAGAGATATTCAGTATTCTGTGAAGGAGACATGTGGTTCTTAAATCAAGACAATGATGATCTAAGAATTATGTTGACTGATAAAGAGTATAGAGCCTTTGGTAGCGACTTTATTGTCGACCAATTTGAGAAAGCTCTGCTTTTGAATGGTCTGTCTTTGAAACAAGGCGAATCTACTGATGAATTGGTTAATGAAAGTTTGGCGAAAATGTCAGCTATGCAAGTTCCAATCATACATGGATTAAGCAAGCCTATCTAAGTCTCCACGAAAGAGAAAAGAAAAACCCCCTTTGGTTTCCCAGGGGGGTTTCCTTTATACAAAAGGCATTCTCACTATGGTGCCCGGAGGCTCCGTAGTTGATTACTCAGATAGTTTACTCTTCTTCTAGATTTAATTCCACTGCATTTTCAGAATTAACTTCGTGGATTAGTTGATTCTCTATGATTTCCCAAAACCTATCGTCATACATTCTTGGGAGAAGTTTATCAAATTCTTTCTTTGTGTATCGGTACCATCTGTTTTTCATATGGATTAGTATACATACCTAAAAAAAAATTTTTGTTTTTTATACATCCCTTACTGCCTTCTTAAATATAAATATCTCTCCCTATATTAGGTTTAGTTAACTAGGTATAGTTATATAG